GCCGTTGAAACTAACTCCTTGGAACCCGTAACTGAACAAATCTAAAGGTCTCATGATCATGGCCAGCACAGCAGGTGTAAGTATGTGCTTGAATTGTTCAAGGCTTAGTTCACAATCTGGATAACCTGAATTGTATTCAAATCCTCGATAGTTCCGCATGCACATGGGGCAGCGAGCGTTACAGCGTGTGGTCAGTTCCACATGGATTCTACGTACTTGATCTAGAGTGAGCATGGAATATTTATAGGCGTACATTTTGCTAAATATTCTTATGCAAAAAGAATTTGTTATTGCCAAGTGCGATGTTTACTGCCGATGGACTGGTCCTTATCCCAGGTACCGTTGCTATATAAATGACGAGTTGTTTTCAGAACGCACCTGGATCTGGCACGATGTGTACCTGGAAGAAAGCCTGCAGATTCTGGCAGAACCAGGCAAGTACACTGTGCGAGTCGAGCTACTAGATACCGAACATGCCACAATCAAGGTACGTAATCTGCGTGTGGACACAGGTCCCGGCGTTATGGCCCCCGACGGTCGAGTGCACATTTATATTCCGGAGAAGCCCAATGCGAGCACATGAAATAATGGAAACAGCATCAGGTGGTGCGTCAGCAGGCGCCACCTCCGCAGGATCAATTGCAGTGGCGGTGCAACCCATGGGCATGATCTCAAGAAATGGCGGAAGCTTGCTGTCAGGTAAATATACTGACGACCCTACGCCTAACACGCCCAAGGAATACAAAAGGAATAAAAATGCTCGCGGACAGTTTAAAAATACTCCTAGCAACTGAATACGCTTTCGTGATCAAAGCGCAACAGTTTCACTGGAATGTAGAAGGCCCAGATTTTGTGCAACTGCATGAGTTCTTTGGCAACATCTACGAAGATGTCTACGGTGCAATTGACCCCACTGCTGAATACATAAGAACACTAGACGAGTATACTCCGGGCAGCTTTGAACGTTATGTAGAATTGAGTATTATTTCTGGACAAACAAAAATTCCACGTGCTAGACTCATGATTGAAGAATTGCTGGCCAACAACGGTCAAATGATAGAACTCTTGGATCAGTGCTTTGCTGAAGCAGAGCAAGAAAATCAACAAGGCATTGCTGACTTTGTGGCTGGTCGTTTGACCGCACACGGCAAGCATGGCTGGATGCTAAAGAGTTTATTGAAAGATCAGCGAGCATGAGCAACGACATCAAAATGATTCTGGACCGATTGGCGCTAGTAGAAGCCAAAATATCGCCTGCCATGCCCAAGATGCCAGGACTAAATTCACAACAAAAGTCTGTGGGACAATTGCCTGCACTATTCAAACCCAAAAGTGCGTCTCCTGTATTGGGCAGCCGAACTGACCCAAAAAATCCCTTTCGTGGTAAATTGGTAGGAGACAGCCGTGAACCTCGTGCAACCAGTCTTGCTGAAACCATGCAAGAGATTGAAGAAGACATGCTGGGCAAGGTCAAACGTGACTTTGTGGATTATCTAGAGAGTTTAGAAGATCGCAACAAGATTGACAAGGACTTGGTAAGCAAGGCCAAAAAAGAACTTGGCATGATCAGCAAGGCTGACGAAGATGTAGCAAATCCAGATTCGTTTCAGGACACTGAACTGGCACACGACATTGATCAAACTGCTGCCAGTCAAGCCGTGGCAGCAGAACAACCGGTCAAAACAGTGGCCATGGAAGACGGTGCTGTGTTGGAAATCTACGGCGACCAGGGTCGAGGATTTGAAATACGGCACAGCGGTCGTAGTATGGCCACTCGTTTTCCCAATATTGATCATGCTGACCTGGCAGTGAAACTGTTCCAGCAACGTCGACGTAAACAAGATCTTTCTCGAGACTATGTTGACGAGGCCTAACATGTTGTTTAATAATCTTTTTGAATCTGCCATACACATGCCAGCAGCATCTGCTGCTCCTCGGACACATTGAACATCCTTAGGACCGCACTAGTTGCGTGATGTAGGCGGCTTCTGCCTTGGAGAAACAATTCGCTACTGCGTATCCAGAAAGAGCAATAATACTTTGACATCTCCTACTGTATCAGTTATACTAGCTGAATACTTTAGGAGATTTCTATGGACCAACCAAAAACATTCAACGGCGATCAAAAGATCAAACTGATTCAAATTATCAATGAGGGCATGCAAGTGACTCAAGAAATTGAAACACTCACGGGTGGACTCAATGACACCATCAAGGCCATTGCAGAAGAACTTGAAATCAAGCCGGGTGTGTTGAAAAAAGCCATCCGGCTGGCACACAAAGCCGAATTTGGTAAAGCCAAACAGGATCACGAATTGCTAGAAACAATTCTTGAGACTGTGGGCAAAACACTATAAGTATTGCAGCAATACCGAGTCGCTCACGTTACGAGCATGAATCACGGCCCACCGGCCATAAACGGAGATACATGAGTTATATTGACAGTCTTTTTGATCGTGCCCACGATCGCATTCACGTGGTAGAACGCCGCAATGGTACCCGAGTCTACAGAGAATATCCAGCAAACTTTGTGTTCTACTATGATGACCCCAGAGGCAAACATCGTAGCATATATGACACACCAGTGTCAAGATTCAGTACCAAAAACAACAAAGAGTTTCGCAAAGAAGTCAGCATGCATTCCAGCAAGCAATTGTATGAAAGCGACATCAATCCAATCTTTCGTTGTTTAGAAGACAACTACAAAGGACAAGATGCTCCGGACTTGCACACAGCATTTTTTGACATCGAAGTAGACTTCAACAAGGATCGCGGATTCTCACCTGTGGACGATCCGTTCAATCCCATCACTGCCATATCAGTGTACCTGAACTGGCTGGATCAAATGATCACCATGGCTGTGCCACCCAAGCACATGAGCATGGAGACCGCACAAGAACTGGTTGCTGACTTTGACAACACATTCTTGTTTGAAGACGAGCGTGACATGATCAAGATGTTTCTGGACTTGATTGACGACGCAGATGTCTTGAGTGGCTGGAACTCAGAAGGCTACGATATCCCCTACACCATCAACAGAACCATCCGAGTTCTCAGCAAGGATGATACTCGCAAGTTCTGTCTCTGGGGCCAACATCCCAAGAAACGCATGTTCGAACGCTTTGGTGCTGAACAAGAAACCTATGACCTGGTGGGACGAGTGCATATGGACTATATGCAATTGTATCGCAAGTATACCTATGAAGAACGTCACAGTTATAGTCTGGATGCCATTGCTGAATACGAACTGGGCGAGCACAAGACACAGTTTGAAGGCACTCTGGATCAGTTATACAATCAACACTTCAAGAAGTTTATTGAATACAACCGCCAAGATACTGCACTCTTGGACAAACTGGACAAGAAACTGCGCTTCCTAGAACTGGCCAATGAACTGGCACATGCCAACACTGTGCTACTGCAGACCACAATGGGTGCTGTGGCAGTGACTGAGCAGGCTATTATTGTGGAAGCACATGAACGTGGCATGGTTGTGCCCAACCGCAAGCAACGCAACGATACAGAAGACAATCAAGCAGCCGGTGCCTATGTTGCGTATCCCAAAAAAGGTCTGCATGAATGGGTGGGATCAGTTGACATCAACAGCTTGTATCCTTCAGCCATTCGGGCACAGAACATGGGGCCGGAAACTATCGTGGGACAGTTGCGCCAGACCATGACTGATCATTACATTCGAGAAAAGATGGCCAAGAACGGGGGCAAGTTTGCAGATGCCTGGGAGAACTTGTTTGGCAGTCTTGAATACACCGCTGTGATGAATACAGAGGTTGGCACAGAGATCACTATTGACTGGCAAGACGGCTCAGAAAGCACACATTCAGCAGCAGAGATCTGGAAACTGATCTTTGACAGCCACCAGCCCTGGATACTCACTGCCAATGGCACTATTATCACCTACGAGAAAAAAGGTATTATTCCCGGATTGCTGGAACGTTGGTATTCAGAACGCAAGGACATGCAGGCCAAGAAAAAAGCAGCAACAGATCCCAAGGACATTGCGTTCTGGGACAAGCGACAACTGGTCAAGAAGATCAACTTGAACAGCTTGTATGGTGCTATCTTGAATCCTGGCTGTAGATTTTTTGACAAACGCATTGGACAATCAACCACACTCACAGGTCGTGCAATTGCTCGACACATGGATGCATACATCAACGAGTGTATCACTGGCAAATATGATCACGTGGGTGAAGCAGTTATCTATGGAGACACAGACTCGTGCTATTTTAGTGCATGGTCTGTGTTGAAAAACGAAGTAGAACAAGGTCGCATGACCTGGAGCAAGGAAACTTGCATTGCCTTGTATGATTCAATTGCAGATCAGGTGAATGATTCGTTCCCAGGCTTTATGGAGCAGGCATTTCATTGTCCGCGAGACATGGGCGAGCTGATCAAGTGTGGTCGTGAGATGGTTGCAGATCGCAGCCTGTTTATTACCAAGAAGCGTTATGCTGTGAACATCATTGACCTCGAAGGCAAGCGGCTGGATGTCGACGGCAAGATTGGCAAGACCAAGGCCACTGGCCTGGATCTAAAACGCAGTGACACTCCCAAGGTCATTCAAGAGTTCTTGTTGGAAATTCTAAACAAGATCTTGAGTGGTACACAACGTGACGATGTGATTGAACATATTCGCAAGTTCAAGTATGAGTTCATGGAGCGGCCAGGTTGGGAGAAAGGTTCACCCAAGCGTGTGAACAACTTGACCAAGTATGGTGCTGCGGAAGCAGCGCAAGGTCGAGCCAACATGCCAGGTCATGTGCGAGCTGCCTTAAACTGGAACAACATGCGAAAGATGAACGGCGACAACTACAGCATGCAGATTGTGGATGGCATGAAAACCATTGTGTGCAAGCTCAAGTCAAATGCGCTGGGCTGGACTTCAATTGGATATCCCACAGATGAACAACGCTTGCCCACCTGGTTTACAGAACTGCCATTTGACAACAGTCTAATGGAAGCCACAGTTGTGGATCAAAAGATTGACAACCTGCTGGGCGTACTGGAATGGGATCTGGCGTCTGTGACCAACACTGACAACACATTTACAAATTTATTTTCTTTTGAATGAAACTAAGCGAAATAGTAGCATATTTGAATCTGCTGGAATCTCTGCAGGTGCATGAAGAGGCCAGCGAAGCCACACGTAAACTGGCCGCTGTGTTGCATGTGGTAGCAAATCATGCAGTGCAGGTCAACACTTGCAGTCAAGATCTTGAACAAGACTTTGACGCAGTAAAGACTGCTCTTGATAGTTTTGATACCACACTGACTCAAATAAAACAACGGCTAACTCAGATGCTGCATGAACAAGAGCCTGCGTACTTAACTGAAAGTTTTAGACTGTTTGATCAAGAGATGCGACACGACAGCGTAACATACACATTGAGTCGTCGTCTTGCAATTGATGCAGAATCTAACATTGTGTTGAGATTTCGATTGAAAAATTTAACCGACTGGCGCTGGCCTGGCATGATTATCGGCCCGGGTACAGAAACTTTTATTGAAGACCTAGTGCCATTGGATCCGTTGTATGTTGTGGACCAGCATGCAGATCTAATGTTGCCATCGGTGCAGAAGTTTACGGTGGAGTATCAGCGAAGATTGCGTCAGTATGTGGTACATGATCATGTACCACAGCCAATCTTGAACGAGTTGCCCAATGGCCAATTTGGTTTGATATTTGCCTACAACTACTTTAACTATCGCCCTATGGAAGTGATTCGACGATATCTGCAAGAGATTGCTGTCAAACTCAGACCAGGCGGCACGTTTATTATGACCTACAACAACTGAGATCGTGCACATGG